TGAACGGGGACAGGTAGCCCTGCGCGATCAGCTTGTTGGTGGTGGCCACGTTGACCATGGCGTCATAGAGCCGCCCCAGCCCCTTGGTGAAGGGGGTGGCGGTGAGGCCCACGGTGATGGTGTTGCGGGGCGTGATGCGCTCCACCACCACCTTACGCACGGTGTGGGCCTCATCGATGAAGATCAGGTCGAGGTCCTCCGGCCACTTGCGGGCGGCGATGGTCTGGGCGCTGCAGATCTGCACCGGCTCCCACGGCCGGCGCCGCTCGTGATCAGCCTGCTGCACCCCGTGCTCGATGCCGTAGGCCTCGAAAACCTCCTCGGTCTGGCGCACCAGCGCGTTCATGTCGACCACGAACGCCGACTTCTTGCCCTTGCGCTTGGATTCATGCACGAGGTAGGCCGCGCACAGGGTCTTGCCGGAGCCGGTGGGGGCGCACAGCAGGATGTTCTTCTTGCCGCGCCGGATATGCTCGCGGATCTGTTCGATGGCCGCGGCCTGATAGTCGCGCAGGGTGATGGCGAGGGTCCCGCTCGGGAACATGTCCATGGCTACACCCGCTCCTGTACCCAGCTCAGCAGCTCGCTGCGCTTGTCGCAGCCGGTGAGCTTGGCCAGCTTGGCGTACCAGTTGGCCCACGACTTCAGCTCGCGGTCGCGCTTGGCCACCGCATCCATCTTGATCCCCAGCTCGCGCTCGGCATCGCGCCTGATGTCCATCTGCTTCAGCAGCTCGGCGTCCTGATCACTCTTGAGCAGGGCCTCGATCTTGATGCGCTGGACGGTGATCACCGCGTTGAGGTCGGCGATCAGCTCGGTGGTGTCGGGGGCGGCATCGGCCGCGCTGACCTCGATCTCGCCGTGGATCGCCACCGGGGGCTGCTCCGGGGCCTTGCCCTTGCGGCTGCGCTGGCTCCCGTTGATCTTGTGCAGCGCCTCTGGCAGCGACATCTCGCCCCGGGTCACCGCCTGCGCCAGCGCCGGGTCGGTGCGCGCCACCTTGTCGGCGTTGCGCTGGGTGCGCTTGCTGGCGCCAGACTCCGCGGCGCGGTCGGCGATGGTCTGCAGAGTGGCATCCGCTGCCGCTTTCGGGCGCCCGACGCGCTGGGCCTTGGCCCAGTTGGCGGCGTTGGCCACCGCGATGGCGCGCTGCCCGAGGGTCATGTTGCGGCGGTGGACGTTCGATGAGCACACGAACGCCGCCGGGTCGTCGCCGTCGTACTCGACCACCTCCGGGTCGATGCCGGCCTCGACGCAGGCCCGGTAGCGGTTGCCGCCATCGAGGATCTTGCCCTCGTACAGCACTATCGGATGCAGCAGCCCGTGGGCCACGATGTCGGCTTTGAGTTCGTGGAAGCCCGCGCTGCCGATGCGCGGGAAGTAGGTACAGAGGGGGTGTAGCGTCAGTTCCATGGCAAACCTCGCAGTGTTGTGGTGGGCACTTGCGGGGGCTGCTGGGGGTGGTAATATCTGGCCACTTCTCGCACTTCCCCGCTCAAGTGTTAGAACAGAAGGCCTCTCTGGTTTACGTCAGAGCGGCCTTCGCCTTTTTCAGTATCCAAGCAATCTACGCCTGCTGGCCTCTGCCGACAACACCTCTCGCGGCTTGGGCTTGCGCCGGCCATCGAGGTAGCCGAAGAAGGCCACCAATATCTCCCAGATCCAGTACGCGGTGATGAGCGCACCCACCAGCTTGGCGGCGCTCATGTCAGGCTTCCCCTGCGCCACTTACGCAGCGGCCCGAAGACATCCGGGCGCAGGTCCATCCGCGTCACCTTGCCCTCGGTCATGCGCTCGATGTCGGCGGCGCGCTCCGGGGGCACCCGGTGCCGGCCTTGTACCCAGTGCGAGACAAGGCCCGGGGTCGTCCCCAGAACCGCGGCGAACTCGCCCTGCGTCAGCTTCATCTTCTTCAGGTAGGTGGACAGTCTCATGCCGGCATTGTAGGCACGAACCCGGCCCGCGCACAACACCACCAGTAAAATAATTATTTCAAACCCTGTTGACAGGATCGCCACGAATCCACGAGAATACCCACATACCAACGCAGCACCAACCAAGGGAGAAGCAGATGCGCGATGCCACAGCAGTCCTGATCAGCCCGGTCCTGAGAGTGACCGGATTCCGTTTCAGCAAGCAGTACCGGTGGGGTGTCAGCGCCTACCACCGCGCCGTCTACGCACTGGTCAACACCGTGCGCGCCAACCACCTCGCAGGAGACCTGTAATGAAACGCCACCACTCCATCTACGACCTGAACCTCGACCCGCGCCGCTGGCGCCGTCTTTGCCGGGTGCTGCTGCGCCGCGCCCGTCGCGACCCCGCGATCACCCAGCCCACCACGGCCATGAACCGCAAGTACGCGGAGATCCTGCTGCACGCCACGCGCAAGGGGTTTATCAAGTCCCGCGCCGAGTACCTCGCCCGGACAGGAGCCACAGCATGACCCACGATGAGAAGCTCGCCATGCTGCGGGCCATGCGGGTGCATGGCGGGTCCTTTGTTTCCATGCTGTCCAGCGCGTGGCTGCACGCCGATTCCGACAACTGCCGGCGGCTGGAGGCCGCTTTCCCAGAGTACGTCGCCAAGTACCAAGCCATCGCCGCCAAGACCAAACCAGAGGAGAACCAGCAATGAAAAGCTACCGCATCACCGTCATTGAGATCACCGCCGACGATGGCTGCATCGACGGCCATGCCGCAACCAGCACCGAAATTTTCACCCAGCGGGTGAACGAGACCGACTTCAACTTGAGGGCGGTCATCAATGCCATCAACACCAAGCCCCGCATCCGCCGCAGCCGGGCGCAAGGGGCGTCCGTCAAGCCGGTGCCGATGGGGCCGCTGTTCTCCGAGCCGTTCAAGGAGGCCGCGAAATGAAGGAGACCCTCAACTCCGAGTTCGACAGCTTCCGCAGCGCCTGCATCCCGGGCGATGCCCCGAAGTACCAGATCGATGACATGAAGGCCGCGTTCTTCGGCGGCTCCATCTGCGCGCTGCGCCTGATGGCCCGGGCCATCATCGCCACCGACACCCCGGAGGAGGGCCTGACCAAGCTGGGCGAGCTGTTTGCCGAGTGCCGCGAGTTCGACCTGCAGATGCGGGCCGAGGGCGACGCGCAACGGATGCGGAGGCACTGATGCTCGCCGACCGCATCGTCGGCCTCGCGCTGACCCTCGCCGCCTTCTTCCTGCTGGTCCTGCATCTGGCGGGTCTATGAAGCCCCCGGTCAGCATCCTCGACCCGAGGTTCAAGTACACCGACAGCGCCTCGACCGATGTCGCCGCCACCTTCGCCCGGGAGCGCGAGCGTCTGGCCCGGGAAGTGGCATCCGCTGCCACTTTGGCCGGAGCGGTCGAGCAGCAGCTCCAGCTCGCCTACGCCAGACAGGACCGCATCATGCTGAGCCTGACCGACTACCTGCGGGGGCGGCAATGATGTCAAGGCAGGAACCCTGCAGTTCTCGCCTTGACGGGCTGCGGAAGCGCAGCGGGGTAAAGGTGGCCTCGGAGCGCATCCACACCAACTTCGACTACCCCCCGATTCCCATCCGCTCGATGGACTGGTCGGCCTACCGCGACGGCTACGAGCCGGGATGTCTGATCGGCCGCGGCCCCACCAAAGACGCAGCAATTACCGACTTACTTGAACAGGAGATCGACCGTGATCCAGTATGAATTGTCCGCCGCCGAGGAAGACGCGATGGACCCCGGAGTGACTGAGGAGATGAATGACCGCGCCCGCGCCGCCATGCTGGTCCGCACCATGGTCGAGGGCGACACCATCCGCAAGGCATGGCTGGAGTTCTGCGATGAGTGCCAGAGCGTTACCGCCGCCCAGTTCATCGATGGCCTGCGCGAGATCGGCCACGACTGGTGGGAGGCCGCGGTCCAGCAGCAGTGGGACGACCTGTACGAGGCCTGCCAATGAGCGCCATGACCGAGTGGCCAGAGTTCAAGAACCTGCAGCGGGTGACCGCGCTCGCGGCCCGCTGCGATGCCCTGATGGACGTGGCCAACATCGTCCACGAGATCGCGCAGCGCCCCGGGCAGGGCGAGTCCACAGTCATCGCGCTGGCCGAGGTCATGGTCTGCATCACCGTCCAGCACCGCGAGGCAGTCGCCAGAATGCGCGGCGCCGGCACCTCACCGGAAGTGGCATCCGCTGCCACTTTCACCACCCCGCAGCACCCACCGAAGGAGCAGCAGCATGAAGCATAAATCCAGCACCAAGGGACCGTGGCACCTCGAAACGCAGGGACCCAGCAAGCACCAGTTCCAAGCCGTGATGGGCGCCAACAACCAGCTCGTCTGCATCATGGGCGAGGACAGCGAGCGCATCCGGGCCGACGCCGCCCTGATCTGCAGCATCCCCGACATGCTGCTGTTGATCGCCTCGCAGACCGCGGTCATTCAGGCCCTGACCGGCAACCTTGAGCGGCGCGACCGGGCGCTGGAGGACGAGGACATCGCCACCGGCAACTTCGATCCCCCGACCTTCAACCTGACCCCGGGAGCCTTCCAGTGACCGCCGAGAAAAAGAACCATGACCCCATCGCGCTGGCCTCCAAGGCCGAGCCGCCACCGCCCACCGGGCTGGAGCTGCTGCGCCAGCCGTTCCCGGCGCATCAGGTGTCGAAGCTCCCGAAAGGGACCAAGGCCCAGAACGACTGCGCCCCCAACCTGAAGCGGCGCTGCGAGGTCTGCGGGGGCTGGCACCACCCGGACGTGATTCATCTGGATTACGTGGGCCATGCCGCCATGACCGACCGGTTGCTTGACGCCGACCCGGCGTGGAACTGGGAGCCGGTGGCCTTCAGCGAGACCGGCCTGCCGGCATTCGATGCCACCGGCGGTCTGTGGATCAGGCTGACCGTGCGCGGGGTCACCCGCCTCGGCTACGGCAACGCCGCCGGCAAGAGCTACATGGACGTGGGGTCCCGCGAGAAGGAGTGCATCGGCGACGCCCTCCGCAACGCCGCCATGCGCTTCGGGGCGGCGCTGGACCTCTGGCACAAGGGGACACTTCACGCCGTCGAGGCCGTGGAAACCGGCGAAACCGACAAAACCGATACCAAGCCCCGCAAGTACGGCGACACCGAGCCGGCCAAGGGCAGCGCCCGGGGCGTGACCGAGGACGCATTTAATGCACTTGACAGCGCCGAGAAAGAGGGGATGCAGCGCAAGGCCCAGTCCATCGCCGACGCCTACGCCGCCAAGGGTCTCGGGGCCGCGGTCGACGTGCTGCATGAGCTGAAGCTCGATACCGAGGGCAAGCTGGCCATCTGGTTCTGCCTCGACTCCGAGCTGCGCTCCAGCATCAAGCGCGAAGAAATCCGCCGCCGCGAGGCGGCACCCACCACCACAGCAGAGGAGTTCTAAATGGCCTACGAACAGCGCGACATGAGCGGGTCCATGTTCATCAACAGCCGCAAGGAGAAGGAGACCCAGCCCGACCGGCAGGGGGCGTGCATGATCGATGGAGTCCAATACTGGATCTCCGGCTGGGTCAAGGAAGGCCAGAACGGCAAATGGATGTCGCTGGCCTTCAAGCGCAAGGAGATCCAGCCGGCGGTGCCGACCGACACCCCATCGCCCAACTACGACGAAGACGTGCCCTTCTGATGGCCACCTCGGACGAAGTCATCGAGCGCCGGATGAACGAGCTGCGCGAGCTGTCGAAGGCCTACGCCAAGGCCAAGGCCCAGCACTCATACTTGGAGGAGTTCAAACGCTCCAAGTTGGCGATGCTGATGAAGCTGGCCGAGGGGGCCGGGCACAGCAGCGCCGCGGCGCAGGAGCGCGAGGCCCGGGCGCACCCCGACTACCTTGAGCTGCTGGAGGGACTCAGGGACGCCACCGAGCGTTCCGAGTCCCTGCGCTGGCAACTGCAGATTGCCGAGATCGGGGCCGAGGTCTGGCGGACACAGCAGGCTAACCAGCGCGCCGAGAGGAAAGGCTACGGGGCATGACCATCCGCCCCAGCGACGCCATGCTGCTGGTGCTCTGCGCCGAGAGCATCAGCCGGCGCTACAACATCTCGTTCAATCAGGCCGTGGAATGGCTGAAGGCCACGCAGTGGCCCAAGGTCATCCACGTCCCGCCACCGGAGCAGATATGCGATCACTGAAGAAGAACTTACCCGATGTCATCTGGACCAAGGAGCAGGTCGCCGACTACCTGCACTACAAGGTCAGGACACTGGAGCGGGTCGGCAACCTGCCCCACTTCCCGGCCCCGGCCAGACCCGGCAAGCCCAAGGTCTGGCGCGCCATCGACATCATCGTCTGGGTGCGCACTAACGCCAGTGCAGGTGCGGCAGTGAGATCCCGCCGAAGAGCAGCGAGAGCAAGATGATCACCCCCAGCAGCCCGAGCAGGACGGTCACCACCGTCTTGAACGGCTCCGGCAGGGGGATGAGCGTCAGCAACCAGTACACCAGCCAGAATACAAGCGCCAGAATGACGACGGTTACCAGCAAGCCTATCAGGTCCATCTCGGTCTCCTTCACTGCATTGGTTGGTAGAACTCTTCATCGTCGGTCTTCTTCTTCTGCTGCATGAGCCTGTTGGCCAGCAGCCCACCGCCGGAGCCGGCGCCGATGAGCGCCGACAACTCCGGGGTGACGTACCCGCTGTGGGTCAGACCCTGCAGCACCGCATCCCGCACATACTTGGCATCGATCCCCTCGCGCTCGGCGCGCTTGCCCATCGACATCGCCAGCAGTTCCAGCTTGCCGGCGCCGATGGGCGAGTCCACCCCGGTGGCGCCCGATACCGACCCCCACGCCACGCCCTGACCCGGCACCGCCTCGATCTTCAGCGGGTCGGTCACGTTCTGCCGCCACCAGTCCCCGATGTCGACCATCTCCGGCACCGAGGCCGACTTGCCGGAGGCCGTGCCCCGGGTGTCGCCCAGCCCTATCGCCCGGGCGAAGTGCGCGTCGCCCACCGCGTGCCGGGTCTGGAACCCGGTCTCGGGGACCCCGCTGGCCGGCACATAGCTCGGCACCTTGGCCGACCCCATGTCGATCACCCCGCCCCGCAGGTACTTCTGCATCGGCCCGGCATGGGCGGTGGAGTGATGCGGGTGCCCGGAAATGTCCCACATGTCCTCCGGCCCCAGCCCACCCAAGCCCCCGTATCGCTTGAAGTCTTGGAAGCGGCCCTCGTTGGCCAGCCAGTGCGCGCCGGTGCCCCGGTTCCACTCCTTCATCACGTCCGAGGAGGGGCTGGCCATGCCGGTGATCGTATTGAAACGGGCATAGATCTCCGGGGCCGCGTCCTCGCCAAACAGGTCCACGATCTTGCGGTAGGCGGGATCCATCACATACCAGTTCGCCATCGGGTCGTACAGCTTCGGCACCTTCATGGTCTCGCCGATGATGTCCTGCATCCGCTGCGCGTTGGCCGGTGTCATCACGTCCTTGGCCGCGTCCGACCCCTTGGGCTTGGCCGCAGTCTTGTAGGGCAGGTCGCCGCTGGCGGCGGTGTAGATGTTGCCCTGCCGGGTGCCGTGCTGCCCGATGTTGGCGATGTCCTCGCGCCCCACGTCGAACAGGTAGCGCAGGTAGGGTGACTCCGGGTCCACCCGGCTCGCGGCCTCGCGCACCATCTCCCGCGGGTCGCCGTAGACCCCGGGGAACATGTTGCGCTTCGGGTTGCGCACCGTCTGCTGCCCGTAGCGTTGGATGGCGTCGGTCGACAGCGCGGTGGGCATGATCAGCCGCGACTGCGGGATGTCGATCAGTCCGCTCACCGGCCCCTGCGCCGATGGCGCTGCGCCTGCCCCCGTCGATCCGGCATCGAGCAGACTCCGCGCCTCGGGTGCCGCCTCCGCGGCCTTGGTCAGGCCCCTGACCGCCTCCACGCCCCTGCCCACGCCCTTGATCGCCCCCAGCCCCAGCAGCCCGGCCTTGATCCCGGCCAGCGCCTTGCCCACCGGGGTGAAGTTGCTGGCGAACTGCCCCAGTTCCTCGGCCCCGGTGCGCTCGGGCGGGGCATCCATCCAGCCGCGGTCGATGGCCTGCTTGCGCAGCCAGTCCGAGGTCAGCGGGGCATCCCCGGGTGCCGGCTTCATCTGTCCCGGCGCCAGCAGCCCCAGCAGCATGTCGGCCGGCATCCCCAGCAGACCGGTCAGCAGGTTGGCGCCTATCGACCTCTCGGCGGCGGGTCCGCTCTCCTCGCCCAGTACCTTCTTGCGCTTGCCGTGGGTCTTGCTCTCGGCATCGAGTTGCTCGGCGTAGGTCAGTGCCATGTCATTCTCCCAAGAGTGGCATCCGCTGCCACTTTCACTTGCGCGGGGCCAGTTGCTTCAGCGTCCGCCCCTGTTCCTCAATCGCCTGCTCGATGCGCTCGATGCGCTGATCGCGCCGTTTCGCATCCTGCTGCTGCGCATCCCGGTGCCGTTCTTCTTCCAGCGCCGTCACCCGCCGTTCCACCGACGACCACGCCCACACCACCCCGGCCAGCACCACGCAGATCGCGATCAATGCCTCGATCATCAGCAGGATGTTGAAGCCGGTGCGCGGGGTCTGCTCCACTCACTGCTGCCCCGACACCTGCATCGCCAGATCGCGCATGGCCTGCGCCAGTTCCGGGTCGCGCTCGGTGGTCGAGATCGCCGCCAGCCGCGCCAGATGCTGCTGCTGCCGGGCCGGGGGGATGGTGGTGGCCTGACTCAGCCACGTCACGAACTTGGGCGAGGTCATCAGCTTGGCCCCGGCCCAGCCCACCCCGGGCGCCGCTAGTGT